ATCGGTAACTCCGTGGGCACTCCCGGCACCACTCCCGGCACTTCCTTGGTCCTGTTGCAGGCCCAGCAGAAGCTGAACGAGAACGCCGCTGTGATGTCTCCACGTTACGCCACCGTCAACCCTGCCGCCAACGCTGGTCTGGTTGAAGGCATGAAGGGTTTGTTCAACCCCACCGACACCATCAGCAAGCAGTTCAAGAACGGCATGATGGGCACTGGCGTGTTGGGTTTTGAAGAAATCAACATGTCTCAGTCGATCAAGCAGCACACCACTGGTTCGCGTGACGCTTCCGCTTCGACCACCGTGAAGACTCCCGGTGTGACATCCGAAGGCGCTTCGACCATCGTGTTGACCCAAGGTTCTGTGACTACAACAATCAACGCCGGTGACGTGTTCACTATCGCTGATTGCTTCGCAGTCAACCCACAGACCCGTGAGTCCACTGGTTCGCTGTTCCAGTTCGTTGCCCTGACCACTGCTACCGCCGTGTCCGGTGACTGGACTGTGACTGTGGCCCCGATGTACTCGGCCACTCACGCCCTGGCAACCATGACTCAACTGCCTGCTACTGGCAAAGCTGTGACCTTCTTGGGCGCTGCTTCTACTCAGTACGCTCAGAACTTGGTCTACCACAAAGATGCGATCACTTTCGCAACTGCTGACCTGTTGCTGCCTCAGGGTGTTGACATGGCTGCTCGTGCCGTTCACAACGGTATCAGCCTGCGCGTTGTTCGTCAGTACGACATCAACAACGACCGTCTGCCTTGCCGTATCGACGTTCTGTACGGCTTCAGCACAATCCGTCCACAGATGGGTTGCCGTATCTGGGGTTAATAAAATGGGGCTTCGGCCCCGTTTCACGTATCAAATTTGAAAGGAAATATCATGTCTCTCCCAAATGGTGCAGGTGGTTATCAAGTCGGTGACGGCAATATCAACGAAGCAGTTCTGTTTGTTCAAGGTGCTCCCACTGCCGTGGCTGCTGCCGCGACAATGACCAGCGCTCAACTGGCAAACGGTCTGTTCGTGTTCAACGGCACTGCTGGCAATTTGACTTTGCCTACCGTGGCGCAAGTTGAAGCTGACATCTCCAGCGCTCAGAAAGTCGATGCTGCATTTGACTTCTTCATCATCAACGCAGACGCTTCCGGTTCGGACGCTGTGACGTTGGCTGTCGGTACAGGCTGGACTATTGTTGGTGTGGCCGCTGTGTCTGCCGCCACTTCTGCCCATTTCCGCGCCCGTAAAACAGGTGCCGGTACTTGGACTTGCTACCGCCTTGGCTAAACCCAAATGGGGGCTTCGGCCCCCATTTTTAAAGGAACAATCATGTCCTCCAATACCAAACCAATCGGCGTTGCTTTTGAAGACCAGAACATCATCGGGTCTGACTCTGTGATGTCTGGTGGCGAATTGGGTTACACCGCAGAAGCAAGCGGCACAGTGACTCAATTGACAAGCAAATCGACTGGCGTGACCTTGAACAAGTCTGCCGGTCAGATCACAATGAACGATGCCGCTCTGGCTAACGTCACAAACGTCACGTTCACTTTGACCAACAGCACAATCAGCGCCAAAGATGTCGTGATTCTGAGCGTTGCTGCTGGTGCCACTGCTGGTGGTTACAACTGCTGGGTTTCTAGCAAAGCCACTGGAAGTTGCACAATCACTGTGCGCAACATTTCGGGCGGTTCGCTGTCTGAAGCCGTTGTGATCAACTTTGCTGTGATTCACGTACTGTAAAGCCAAACGGGGTCTTCGGACCCCGTTCAAACCATGAACATCTATTTAAAACACCCGGTTCACGGTCGCAAGATTGCCACATTGGAACTTGAGGCTGAATATGATGAACAAAGCGGCTGGACGCGCTACAATCCAGATACGCCTTCGGACTCCGAAGATGCGGCCCCTATCAACCTTTTGGGGACCAAACGCAAATACACCCGTCGAGTTGAAGCTACCGAGGGTGCAACCGAAGGAGTCTGAGAATGACCACGTACACCGCTGGCGATCAAATCAACCGAGCATTGAGATTGCTGGGGGTACTGGCCGAAGGTGAGACACCATCGGCTGATATGTCAAACGATGCTTTGACTGCGATGGACCAGATGATCGACTCGTGGGACACCGAACGTCTGTCGGTGTTCAGCACACAGGACCAGATTTTCATATGGCCTGCTGGTCAAATCACCCGCACCCTTGGCCCCACCGGCAACTTTGTCGGTCTGCGCCCCGTGCTGCTCGATGACGCCACGTATTACCGTGACCCCGGCACCAACGTGTCGTTCGGCATCAAGTTCATCAACCAGCAGCAGTACAACGGTATCGCGGTCAAGACCGTCACGTCTACCTACCCACAGGTCATCTTCGTCAACAACACCTACCCCGATGTGACGATGACGGTCTACCCTCGCCCCACCCGGGACTTGGAGTGGCACTTTATCTCCGTGGAGCGGCTGGACAAGCCTGCCACGTTGGCAACAACCTTGCTGTTCCCGCCAGGGTATCTCCGCGCGTTCACTTACAACCTGGCAATGGAAATCGCGCCTGAGTACGGCATCGAGCCAAGCGAACAGGTCAAGCGCATCGCCATGACCAGCAAGCGCAATTTGAAGCGCATCAACAACCCAGATGACGTGATGTCGATGCCTTACGCCATCGTCGCCACTCGTCAGCGATTTAACATCTACGCCGGTAACTACTGATGAAAAGCCCAATCCTTGGGTCATCGTATGTGGCCCGTAGTGTCAACGCTGCGGACAACCGCATGGTCAACCTGTTCCCCGAAATTATTCCCGAAGGGGGTAAGGAGCCGGGGTTTTTGAATCGTGCGCCGGGACTGAAGTTTTTGGCGAACATGGGCGATGGTCCCATCCGTGGCTTGTGGCAGTTTGGCGGCTATGGCTACGCTGTGTCGGGTGAACTGCTGTACAAAATCGACTCGTTGTGGAGGCCAACCCTCATTGGCACGGTAGCCGGTTCATCCGGTCCTGTCAGCATGTCGGACAACGGCACACAGTTGTTCATCGCTTGCAACGGTCCCAGTTTCATCTACAACAGCCTGACGAACCAGTTTGCACAGATCAACGACCCGGACTTTCCCGGCGCTGTCACTGTGGGCTATTTGAACGGCTATTTCGTGTTCAACGAGCCGAACAGTCAGCGGCTGTGGATCACCCAGCTTCTCGATGGCACATCCGTCGAACCGCTTGATTTTGCCAGCGCCGAAGGTTCGCCTGACGGCCTGATCTCGGTTCTTGTCAGCCACCGCGAGGCGTGGCTGTTTGGCACCAACTCGGTCGAGGTGTGGTACGACTCGGGCGCTGCTGACTTCCCGCTGACACCTGTTCAGGGTGCGTTTAACGAGGTGGGGTGCATTGCACCGTTCTCTGTCGCCAAGCTGGACAACGGCATTTTCTGGCTGGGCGCTGACGCCCGGGGTCAGGGTATCGTCTACCGAGCCAACGGGTACACCGCGCAGCGTGTGTCAACCCACGCCATCGAGTGGCAGATTCAGCAGTACGAGAACATGACGGACGCGATTGCGTACACGTACCAACAGGACGGTCATGCGTTCTACGTGCTCATTTTCCCGTCTGCCAACACGACATGGGTGTTTGACGTTGCCACGTCGATGTGGCATGAACGCGCTGCGTTTGTCAACGGCGACTTTACTCGTCACCGCTCCAACTGCCAAATGTCGTTCAACGGCGAAGTTGTCGTGGGCGACCATGAGGTCGGCAACATCTACGCATTCGACTTGGATGTCTTTTCCGACAATGGTGATGTGCAGAAATGGCTACGCTCGTGGAGAGCGTTGCCTACAGGGCAGAACGATCTCAAGCGAAGCGCGCAACACTCGTTGCAGCTTGACGCTGAAACTGGCGCAATTGACGCGAGTGTCACGACACCGATTGTCAATGTGGATATTTCCGATCCCAACGATGACCTGCTGACTGAAAGCGGTGACTTTTTGGCGTGGGAGTATTTCACCGGCAACATAAATGAAGTTCTGTTGACCGAATCCGGTGACCAGCTTGTTCAGGAAGACGGCGGCCAGATTGTGCTTGCAGTGGTTCCAACAAGTGCCGTTGGTGGCAAATTGCTGGTTCAAAAGTCACAGCTTCAGGCGACAGCAATCGACCCTCAAGTCATGCTGCGCTGGTCTGACGATGGTGGGCACACTTGGAGCAACAGTCACTGGCGGTCGATGGGTAAGACGGGCGCATACGGCACCCGTGTTTTCTGGCGTCGATTGGGCATGACGCTCAAGCTGCGTGACCGGGTGTATGAGGTGTCGGGCACTGATCCGATAAAGATCGCAATTGTGGGTGCCGAACTCATCATGAGTCCTACGAATGTCTGACCCAACACCAAACATCACCAAGATACCAGCACCCCGGGTGCCGCTGCTTGATCAGCGCACCGGGCTGATCTCGCGTGAGTGGTTTCGGTTTTTTAACAACATTTACGTGCTCACGGGCGGCGAAACGCAGGGTGTTACTCAAATCGTCAACGGCGGTACTGGCGCGTCAACAGCCGCTCAAGCCCGGGCGAACTTGGGCGCGGGTACGGTACGCCGGGTAATTGGTACGGGGTATGCAAGCGGGTTGTCTTTGGTCGGTGACATTACGACCGAAGGCACAATTTCGATTCAGGGTGAAGTGATTGTCAGCCCCGGCGACCTTGTGGGCGCGATTGACATCAACACCCAAACCACGGGCAACTTGCCAATCGACACGCGAACAAGCGGCAATCTGGATGTCGCCACTCGGGTCACAGGTGTGCTTCCAATCGCCAACGGTGGCACGGGCTTATCTGCACGACCTTCAGTTGCCACCAAAACCGCAGACTTTACCCTTGCTGACACCGAAGGGTGGGTCATCAACAACAAGTCCGGTTCGACCTGCACCGTCACACTGCCAGCCGCTTCGTCGTGGACTGGTCGTCAGGTGGTGTTTAAAAACCTGCAAGCGCAGACACTTGTGTCAGCTTCGAGTAATGTTGCACCAATTGGCAGCGCCACTTTGGGCACTGCAATTCTTCCGGCCAGCGTGGGCGCATGGGCGACCCTTGTGTCCGATGGTACAAACTGGGTGGTAATGCAATCATGATCACAGTCACCTACGGTAAAGGCTTCCAAATTGCAGACCCCGAGCGGGTCAAGGTCGAGTTCCGTGAAAAGATCATGATTGTGCAGGACGGCCTGCAACAACTGATTGACAGTGGGGCCGTGCAGTCCACCCTCGAAGACTGCACCCTCAAGCACTATTTCACCCCCAAGGACGAAACTTACGGGTGCTGCGCCTACGCCCGGGAAATGCTGATTCCTAAGGGAACTTTGATCATTGGCAAGATTCACCGTCACCAACACCTGAACTTTATCTCCAAGGGTAAGGTCACAGTGTTCACGGAATTTGGGCAAAAGCACCTTGAGGGGCCATGCACCTTCGTGTCTGAGGTAGGTTTGAAACGGGCTGTTTACGCCGAGGAAGACACACTTTGGACGACTGTTCACTTGACTCAGTTTGAATCTGAGTCAGAACTGGATAAAATCGAGCAAGAGGTCATTTCACCATCTTATGACGAGATGGGCCTGATTGCTTGCGTTGACGCTTTGCCGAAACTTGCGGCACAAGGAGAGAAATTATGACATGGGGTTTTGTAGCAGTTGCGGGTGCCACAATCATCGGTGGTGCACTTGCATCGGAAGCCGCAGGGGATGCTGCGGCAACCCAAGTCGCCGGTGCTGAAAAAGCGGGTGAAGTGTCCGAACGAATTGCTGACAAGCAAATCACAGCGCAAACGGAAGCCCTTGACAAAACGCTGACTGCCAGCAAGGAAACGGTGGCGTTGCAGCTTGCGGCAGACAAGGACGCAACTGACAGGACGATTGAGGCTGCACGAGTTGCCCTCGATAGAACCATCGAGGCTCAGGACCGCGCTGTTGCTGCAAACAACGCCGCAGCCGCCGCAGCGCTTGAACGGAATATCGCCGCTCAAAAAGAAGCCCTTGACAAACAGTTGGGCTTGCAGCGCGAGTTGTTCGACAAACAGGTCGAAAACCTCCGTTCGTTCAAGGAAGCGGGTGAGGCTGGTCAATCTCGGATGATGGACCTGCTGGGCTTGAGTGGAAACACAAACGCGCCTGGTTACGGTTCAGCAGCCAACACCTTCAAAGTGGAAGGTTTTGACCCGAACACGCTGTTCAAAGAGTTTAGCGCCAAGGAAATGGAGCAAGACCCCGGCTACGCATTTCGCCTTGCCGAAGGTCAAAAAGCCATTGAACGCTCGACTGCTGCCCGGGGTGGTTTGCAGTCTGGTGCTGCGCTCAAAGCCGCCGCTCGATTCGGTCAGGAAATGGGTTCTCAGGAATACCAGAACGCGTTCAACCGATTCCAAGCCAACAAGGCGTTTCAGTCTCAGGAGTACGGCAACGCTTTCAACCGGTTTATGAGTGAGCGCCAGAGCCTGCTGGCACCGTTGCAAGGGTTGACCGCCAGTGGTCAAGCTGCTGCCGCAGGTCAAGCCGCAGCCGCTGGCAACTTGTCGTCGCAGTCGTCGCAAGCACTTCAAAACTTTGGCTCCGGTCAAGCTGCTGCCTACGGTAACTACGGGGCCAACATCGGCAACGCTGCGATGGCGCAGGGCGCTGCACAAGGTGCTGCGTTTGGCAACTTCGGCGCTGCTCAAGCAGGTGCGTTTGGCGCGTCGAACGCCGCACGTCAAAGCGCTTACGGTCAGGCCGGGTCTAATATGGCCAACGCCTTTGGTAACTATGGCAGCAACCTGACCAACATCTACGGTCAGTCGGGTGCCAATCAAGTGAATGCGATCACTGGCGCAGCCAACGCACGAGCCGCAGGTCAGATTGGTTCTGCGAACGCATTCACGAATGCCTTGAACACAGGTGTCAGTTTGTACGGCATGTACAACCAGAATCAGTTGTTGAACAGATACCTCTCACGAGGTTAAGGAATAAGCATGGCACTCGACCCCAGCATCATCCTTGGTGCAAAGTCACCACAATTCGACTTGTCGCAATTCTCGCCAATGAACACGCTGGCGAGTGCGATGAAACTCAAACAGCTTCAGCAAGAAGGCGACATCAATGCTTTGAATCTTCGGGAACGTCGAGGGCTGCAAGAGTATTTGAGCGGTGGCCGGGAAACAGAAGCGCCTGACCTTAACTCACCTGAAGCCCGTACCGCACTCGTCACAAGGTTTGGCGAAACTGGTCGTAAGGTTGCCACCGGCTTGACTGGCATTGACAAAGCCCGTGCTGACCTTCTCAAAGCCGAAACTGATGAGAAAACACGCCGCAACGCTTTGACTGTCTCTAAGACAGCGCAGTACCGCGACCTGCTTGCTAACGTAAACGACCAGCGTTCTGCAATCAGGTGGATTCAGTTGCAGCAAAACGATCCTGACCTGGTTGACTCGCCCATCGCCAAAGTTTCGATCATGGACGCCGCCCGTAGCATCCCCGCTGACCCCGATGGGTTCAACCAGTGGAAGCAGCAAGCCGCGCTGGGCATCACCAAGTTCATCGAATTGAACAAGCCATCGACCATGCAGATCAACCGCCAAGGGGCGACAGACGTCATCCAAACCCCAGGTTTGGGCGGCGCGCCTAAAACCGTTGGCTCGTTTGTAGATGTGCCGCTGCCCGCAGACGTGGAAGCGCAAAAGGTTCGGATCGGCCAAGCTAGCCGCCCTGTCACCACGGTCCAGTTGCCGCCGCAAGAGAAAGCCGAACAGATTGATCGCGGCAAGTTGTTGGTTGACCAATACAAAGACATCTCCAAAGCAGCCGGACTGGCCGCCAAGACGCTGCCGTCGCTTGACACCAACTTGAACATTCTGAACAAGGGCTTCACGACTGGTTTTGGCACAGAAACCAAAGCTGCTGGCGCAAGCGTGCTGGCCGCGCTGGGCGTCACCAACGCCGATAAATTTGCCACCAACGCGCAAATCTTTCAGGCGAAAGCCACAGAAGCCGTGCTGCAAAAGCAGTTGGAACAAAAAGGCCCGCAGACCGAAGCAGACGCGAAGCGTATCGACGCCGTGGGCGCGCAACTTGGCAAGACCACCGACGGTAACAAGTTCTTGCTGACCGTCGCCAAAGAGCAGCTGCGCCGCGATATAGATCAGCGCAACTTCTACGACGCTTGGTGGAAGAAAAACAAGACCTACGACGGCGCCGAAGACGCATGGTTTGCTGGCGAAGGCGGCAGGTCATTGTTCGACCGCCCAGCGCTCAAGTCGTACGCAGCACCTGCTGAAAGCACTGCCGCGCAGATTCCTACGACCGCTACGCCTACACGCGCAGCACCCACGCCTGCTATCCCGCAAGCCGCAATTGACGCTCTTAGAGCTGGCCGGGGTACTGACGCACAGTTTGACGCCATCTTTGGTCCTGGAGCTGCGAAACGTGCCAGAGGAGGCAAGTAAATGGCCGCTAATCCTTTTGCTGAATTTGCCCCTGCATCGGCGGCTACAGTAAATCCGTTTGCTGAATTTGCGGCTGCACCAGTCCAAACCGAAATACCTAGCGCCCGCCGAGAGCCGAGCTTTCTGACGCGGTTTGGCCGCAGCGCGGCTTCGCTGGCTGACGTTACGGTGGGCGGTGTGCTGCCTGCCGTTGTGCAGCAAGTAGGCTACCCGCTGGCGCGTTTGGGCCGTTCGCCGCAAGAAGCGCAGGCCGCTACTGCGCGCTTGGTTAGCGCAGTCGAGTCGCCAGTTGGCAAAGCCTTCGGCGTCACTGACACACCGGAATACCAGCAAGAGGCTGGCCGTCAGTTGGTGGACTTCATCGGGCAGAACTTCCAAAAGGGCGCCAAGTGGATTGCCGAAAAGACCGGCCTTCCACAGTCAGACGTGGAAAACTACATGGGCACCGCGACCGTGGCCGCGCCTACCGCTGTCAAGCCCGTGGCGAGTACAGTTAAGAAGGCGGCTGCGCCGGTAGTTGAGAAAGCCGTTATCGGCGCGAAGATGCCGTTTGAGCCTATGCTTCAAGCCCGCCGCGAACGCCAGTCGTTGGAAGACTACGCCCGTGGCCCGCAGATCGACGCAGCGGCTGATGCGCAGCGTTTGGGCATTGCCCTTAACCCAACAGACATCCAGCCTACCGTCGGCCCCAAGCTGCTGTCGATGGCCGCTGGCCCCCGCGCACCAGAAGCGTTGGCTAATGCCAACAAGAACCAAGTGCGTAAGGTGGCGCTTGGCGACATGAACTTGCCGGAAACCACGCAGCTCAACAGCCCAAAGGCGTTCCAGCAAGCGCGTGCTCAAGTGGCTGCGCCCTACGAACAGGTCAAGAAGCTACCCATCCAGCAGGCCGACGACGCGATGATCCAACAGTTGGAAGCGCTGCGCGCAGACTTGGACGTCATCGGCGCCAAAGAGTACGCCCCGGCGATTGGCAAGATCGTTGATGACGCGATTGCCAAGACGCAGACGGGCCTGACTGGTGAGCAACTGCTCAAGAACATCAGCGTGCTGCGTGAGCGCGCACGCAAGACGTACAACAACAAGGCCGCAACAACAGAGGCACTGGACATCGCCGACACCAACCTCAAGGTGGCGACTGTGTTGGAATCGATGATCGACAACAGCATCTTCAACCCGAAGCTGTTGAGCGAGTTCCGCGACGCCCGCCAAAAGATGGCGCGCACGTACGCCTACGAAGGCGCGACGGACCTGAACACCGGCATGGTGGACGTGGGCAAACTTGCCCGTATCACGGCCAAAGACAACGCCTTGACCGGCGACATCGCGTCGCTGGGCAAGATCGCGGGTAACTTCCCCGACGTGTTCAGCGGCCAGCCCACGCCTGGCTTCTTGAGCGCGCCGCGTCTGAGCCGGTCCGGTGCTGGCGGCGCGGCTGGCGCGCTGGTCGGTTCGCAGTTCGGCTTGACCGGCTCTATCTTGGGCGGTGTGCTGGGTGGCGCGGCAGGCGAAACAGCCAGCGCCTTGGCCGCTCGTCGGCTGGCCTCGCCCGGCTACCAGGCTGGCCTGACCCTGCGCGACGCGCGCATTCCGGTCAACCAGTTGGCCGCGTCGATGCAGCCTATCCCGCAGAGCAACGCCTTGGTGCCCTACCAAGCGCCTGTGGAAGTGCTCGGCCCCGGCGAAGGCCCATACCGGCCAAACTTTGTCATGCAGCCCAACCAGTACGGCGGGCGCGTTGTCCCAGGCACGCCTGAAGCCCCACGTAACATGTTGGCCTACGACCCCAACGTGCCAGTTCAAGGCCAACCGGGCGCGTTTGACATCATGCGGCAACGTGAGCGTGATCTGTCTATGCGTCAAGGCATGGCGGCAGAACAGCAGATTGCTGCCGCCGAGGCTGCGGTCCCCCGCGCTACTGGACGCGCAGTGGAGATGCAGATCAACCCGCTGACCGGGTTGCCCGAGATTGCTACCGGCATCAAGGGCGCCACGCCAGCCACGTTCCAAGACTTTGGCGCGTCGCTCAAGTCGGCCACCGACAAGGCCACGGCTGGCCGCATGTTCGACTTGACCGCAGCGGAAAAGGTCGCGTTCGACAAGACACGCGTTGACCTGGCTGAAGTTGTGTCGGGCATGAAAACGCTAAACGACAAAGCGCTTGCGGCCAAGATGCAAGACCGCGCTTGGGTGCAAGACGCTATCGCCAAAGCGCAAGAGAAGGCGCGCGCGTTCGACGCTATCGCCGCCCGCGCCAGCAACGAGCGCCTGCGTCAAGACGCCATGATGAAGCGTGAGCAGATGATGGATTTGCTGGAAACCCTTGAAGGGCAGTTCAGCAAAGCCCGTCCGGTCAAGACTGGCGGTCAAGGCCCAAAGACGCGCGCGTTCCAGCGCAACATGCTGCGTCCAGATGGTGATGAGATTCAAAACGCATTGGTGAAGAAATGAACACGATTGACGCAACAGACGCGCGCCTGTCAACACACGAGGAAATCTGCGCATTGCGGTACGACCAGATCAACGCACGACTCAAGCGAATCGAGGGGATCATGATGAAGACTGCCGGAATCATGATCCTGTCAATGGCCGGGACAATCTTCTCGGCTGTCTGGATTCTCAAGTGAAAGACTGGGCCGTCAGCTTCATTGCTGCGGTCCTTACTGTTGGGCTTATCGTCTGGTGCGTCCGTGTTTTTATTGGAGTGATGTATGGCTGAAGAAAACGCGAAGGGCGCGCTGATCGAGAAGATCACGTTTGCCATTCTCCCCTTGTTGTTTTCGTGTGTGGTGTACCTGATGACGGCGCTGTCCAGTCTGAGCCACGAGGTCACGATCCTGAACAGCAAGATTTCCCTTGTTGTCACCAGCGACAACAAACAGGCAACCAACACTGGTGCAGAACTGGCCCGTGAGCGGCTGCGTCAAGACCTGTCTGCCGAGATTCAAAAGAACCGCGACGACATTCAGCACAACCGTCAGAAGATTGCCATCATCGAGACTAGGCTGGAGAAAAAGTAATGGACCCGATTACGCTGGCGCTTGCTGGCATGGCGGCTGTTCAAAAGACAGTCTCCATGATCAAGGAAGTCTCAGGAACGGTAGACGATGTGCGGAGTCTTGGCCCTTTGCTTGGCAAGTACTTTGAGCAAAAGCACGAAGTCACCAAGGCGCTGAACCAAGCCAAAAGCAGCGGCGGCTCCAACATGGGCAAGGCGGTTCAGATTGAACTTGACCTGAAGGCCCAGCGGGACTTTGAGGAACAGGTCAAAGGCTTGTTCTTTCCAAACAACATGGACGTTTGGAACAGCATCATGGTCCGTGTGGCCGAGATGGACAAGCAAGACAAGATCGACATGCAGTTGGCCCGTGATCGCGCATTGAGAGCCAAGAAAGAGCGTGAAGAACTCGTCGAAATTCTGATTGTGGTTGGCGGTGTAACGCTGATTTTTCTTTTGGTGGGCTTTGGAGCCTATCTCGTCATGAGCGTAAGGAGTGCGTAATGCTGTCTCTCATTTCAACCCTCGGGGGTCTGCTGATCTCCGGCCTGCCCAAACTACTGGAGTACTTCCAAAACAAGGCCGATCAAAAGCACGAGCTGGCGCTGGCCCGAGTCCAGACCGAACGTGAACTCCAACTGGCGGCTGCTGGCTTTGCTGCACAGGCCCGTGTTGAAGAAATCCGCACCGAACAGGTGGCGATGGAGACCGATGCCCGGATGACCGAGGCTGCTCTGGCCCACGATGCCAAGGTGCTTGAGAAGGCTGCTACGTGGGTGTCCAGCTATGTGGGCACTGTGCGCCCAACAGTGACCTACATATTCGTGATTGAGTTGGTGGCGATCAACGCCTTCATGGCTTGGTATTTGTACCAGCACCCCGGCTTGATTCAGAACATCGACGATGTCATCAAGTACTCCGACCTGATCTTCTCCAGCGATGAGATGGCGATGCTGGGCGGCATCATCGGCTTCTGGTTTGGGTCACGTAACTGGGCCAAAAAATGAAGCTGTCTAAGGCAGGGGAAGACTTGATGCACAAGTACGAGGGCTTTCGCTCTCGGCCCTACCTTTGCCCAGCCCACATCTGGACGATTGGTTACGGCCATGTCCTGTATCAAGAACAGATCAGGCTACCCGTGGTGCGGGTGGAGGGCAAGGAAACGCCCATGATCCGCAAAGAAATGCCACTGAAACCGGAGGACAACCGTGTCTGGACAAAAACGGAGATCGACGAACTATTCCGCATTGACGTCGGAACTTTTGAACGGGGTGTTCTTCGTCTTGTTCCCGGCGTGGTTGGGCGTCAAGGCTCTTTCGACGCTCTTGTCTCTATTTCCTTTAACTTCGGGCTAGGCAACCTCCAGCGCAGCACCATCCGTATGCGTGCCAACCGGGATGATTGGGAAGGCGCAGCCGAGGCATTCCGCGTTTGGACCAAGGGCGGCGGTAAAGTCCTGCCGGGACTCGTCAAGCGCAGGGAAGCCGAGATTGCGCTGTTCCTGAGTTAAGTGCGAAAATGTCGCAACGAGGTACTCCATGCCATTATCAAAAATCCTGTTCAAACCCGGTGTCAACCGGGAAAACACACGGTACACAACCGAAGGGGGTTGGTACGAGGGCGACAAAATCCGCTTCCGTCAGGGCAACCCCGAGAAGATTGGCGGGTGGAAGCCTTTTGCAAACACCACATTTCAAGGCATTTGCCGTTCTTTGTGGAACTGGGTCACGCTTGCCGCAGAAAACTTGGTTGGTGTCGGCACCAATTTGTATTTCTACATCCTCAAAGGGGATATCTATTACAACATCACCCCAATCCGTAAAACGGTCACGCTGACCAACCCCTTCACGGCAACCAACGGCTCCAACGTAATAACGGTTTCTGAGGTGGACCACGGGTGCGTGGATGGCGATACGGTCATCTACAGCGGTGCAGGTATGGCAGGTCTTGGCGGTAACATCACTGCGGCTGTGCTGACTGGCTCGTTCCAAATCACGTATCTGACTGACAACACGTACACCATCACTGTTGGCGCAACGGCCAACGCTACAGATGCTTCAGGTTCCCCCGGTGGTGGCACAGTCGTAACGCAGTACGAGACCAATACTGGCCCAGCATATCAAGTGCCTTTGGTGGGCTGGGGTGCTGGCCCTTGGGGTGGTGGCACATGGGGTAATGGGCAAACCACTTCCTCCTCGCTTCAGTTGTGGAGCCAGCAAAACTACGGCGAAGATTTAATCTATGGCCCCCGAGGTCAAGGCGTCTATTACTGGAGTGCCAACGTAGGTTACGCCCCCATCCAGATCACCATCTCAATTGCTACGCCGGGCGTCATTACCCTGCCTGCTGGGTTTTCGTTCCCTGATGGCACAACGATTTCGTTCACGTCCACAGGCGCGTTGCCAACTGGCCTGACCGTTGGGCAAGTTTATTTTGTGGTGAACTCTACAGGCGGTACGTTCAACGTATCAACCACGCTCAACGGTTCGCCCGTCACGACATCCGGTAGTCAGTCTGGCATACAACGTATTTCTCAGCGCGGTATTGACCTTGCCGATGCTGGCGATGCGGACACCCCTCTGTTCCAAAACTACATTTTGGTGTCTTCTGCTGGGCGTTTTGTGCTGGTGTTTGGCACCAACGATTACGGTCAGGACTACCTTGATCCGATGCTGATTCGCTGGTCCGATTCAGATGACCCATACACATGGTCGCCTGCGGCTACAAACCAAGCTGGTAGCCTGAGACTGTCCCACGGCTCCAAAATCGTCACTGCGGTGCAGACACGGCAAGAAATTGTGGTGTTCACAGATTCGTCGTTGTTCTCGCTGCAATACCTTGGCCCCCCATTTATTTGGCAGTCCCAACTCCTTGGTGACAACGTGTCTATCGTTGGCCCCAACGCTGCAATCATTGCATCGGGCGTTGTGTATTGGATGGGCATAGACAAGTTCTACAAATATGACGGTCGTGTTCAAACCCTGAACTGCGACTTGCGCCGTTACGTATTCAGTGACTTCAATGCGCTGCAATCCCAGCAAGTCTACGCGGGTACAAACGAAGGCTTCAACGAAGTTTGGTGGTTCTACTGCTCCGCAGATAGCCTTGAGAACAACCGTTATGTGGTGTACAACTACATAGAGAATGTTTGGTACTACGGCACGATGGGCCGCACAGCTTGGCTTGACTCTGGGCTGTTGCCTCGCCCCGTTGCAGCCACGTACAACTACGAGTTGGTGCAGCACGAAGACGGTGTAGACGCTACCGATCTTGGGAACACTACAGCCATTAACGCTTACATCTCCTCGTCTGAGTTTGACATCGGGGATGGGCACAATTTTGGCTACGTGTGGCGCGTGGTGCCTGACCTGACCTTCACAGGTTCGTCTAGCGGAGCCCCAACTCCTGCGGTTACCATGACCTTGTACCCCATGCAAAGTTCCGGTTCCGGCGTTGGTAATATGGCATCTGCGGGAATTACCAAAGGTTCTAACTACGTTATTACCGAAGAGTACACGGGGATAATCTATACCCGCGCTCGTGGTCGCCAGATGATATTTAAGATCGCTTCAGACCAAATTGGTACAACGTGGCAGTTGGGTGCACCGCGTATTGACATCAAACCGGATGGACGCCGATGACACTCATTGTTACTTCTGAGTTTGCAATTAACAAAATTGCCGCACCTAGCCTGCCGCTTGCGCCCCAGCAATGGAACCCGCAGTATCAGGATCAGTTCAGCAACGTCTTGCGTTTGTACTTCAACCGCCTTGACGACTTTATTGCGCGGCTTAGTACATCGGGCGCAATTGATCCCGGACTGATTAACAACCCGAACGCGCTATTTTTTAGCACGCAAGACCAGACGCTGGCGGTGGTGGATACGGGCTACCCCATCACGTTTAATCAAACCTACCTTAGTAACAACGTCGCTCTGCAATCGCCCAGCACATCCAAAATTGAGGTCAGTGTCGATGGTGTGTACAACTTCCAGCTTTCCTGTCAGTTAAAGAGCACCAATGCGTCCGCCAAAGATGTCCATATTTGGATCAAACGGGGCACAACCACAATAGGTTACTCGTCTCGTATTTACACGCTAGAAGGTTCAAACAATAACTTTGCTATTACGTGGAGTTTCAATATCGACTTGGCAGCGGGAGAGTTCATCGAGATGTACTGGGGTGCGAATAACACCAACGTTATTCTCGATACAACCTCAGCCGTAGCCCCGTATCCAGCCGCAGCGTCGGCAGTGATGGCAGTTAGCTATGTTGCGCGGTTGCCTGATCCCCGTCCGACGCCACCACCTTGATATCAGGGTTGCGCTGTACTAATCTGGCAAGAAATCATAAAATGCCCTCAATTCTCGGTAAAGGAGCCTATCATGGGTACAGGAGTTGGCGAAGCAATGTTGATCAGCGCGGCAGTGGGTGGCGGTTCCGCTGCTTTGACTGGCGGTGATCCCCTCAAGGGCGCTCTCCTTGGTGGCCTGACTGGCGGCGTAGGTGCTGGTCTCGGTGGGGCGCTAGCTGGTGCTGGCGGAGCCGCTGGCACTGCGGCGGGCACGGCTGCTGGTACTACTGCTGGCACAACTGCGGGTACTGCGGCGGGTGCGGGTGCTGGGGCAACTGGTGCGGGTGTAGGGGCAGGGACTGGTGCCGGGTTGGGTGTGATCACGAACCCCATACCGCTGACGCCCGGCGCAGAAATGCTTGGTGCTGCCAACGTCCCATCAATGGCAGAGGCTCTGAATATACAAGCCCAGCAGGCGGCACTGGGCGCTGCGCCTCCGGTTGGCCCAAGTGGAATTACCAGTTTGCCTAATGCAGTGCCCTCCAGCTTCCAGACAGCCATGAGCAACCCGATGGCGTACATGGCGCAAAACAAATTGCAGACTGCGGGTGCGGCGCTGGCAGGTGCCACAGGTGCCCAAAGGGACATCGACGACCCTGATGAGTACAAAGGTCCGTTGAGCCGATTCCGTTTTAACCCCGAGACTTACCGCCCCGCAATGTTTGCCGAGGGTGGCATCACTGATTTGGCTGCTGGTGGGTATGACCGCATGGTTGGCGAGATGCCCTTGTACTCTACCAATATGGCTGATGGTGGCTTGTCTTCTTTGGGCAGTTACTCTGATGGCGGTCGCCTGCTCAAGGGTCCCGGCGACGGTGTATCCGACAGCATTCCCGCTACGATTGGGCAAAACAAACGTCCTGCACGCTTGGCCGATGGCGAGTTCGTCGTGCCTGCACGCATCGTCTCTGAGCTCGGTAACGGCTCTACAGATGCGGGTGCCCGTAGGCTGTACGACATGATGGACCGTGTCCAGAAGGCCCGTGGTAAAACCACAGGCAAGCGTCGTGTTGCAGCCAACACACGTGCCGACAAATACTTACCTGCTTGAGGAGAACGATATGGGCGGTTCAACAGGCGGGATACCCGGCACGGGCGATTCCCAAATTGGGTCTACTGGCGGCACGACCGGGTTCGACAATTGGGCCATTCCCCCCGCACCCTCCGCACCTCCGGTTAGTGTGCCCGGTATGGGTAACTCCCAAATTGGGAATACTGGCGGCACAACTGGTTTGGATAATTGGGCCATTCCTCCTCCCGCACCTGTCAGCGTGCCCGGTATGGGCAACTCGCAAATTGGAAATACTGGGGGAGCAACTGGCGTCACAGGTGGGGTTATCCCTTCCACACCGCCCGCCAGACCGGGCAGTACTCAGCAGCCTGTGGTTTCAGGGCGTCCGTTGGCCGGGGGTGATCAGTTCTACCAGCCGATATATCAGCCGCAGTATCAGAACTACAACGTGGGTAACCCCATGGCAATCAGTCAGTATGGGCAGATGAATACCTTTAACCCCTTCATGATGCAGGGGCGGTTCAACCCATACACAAACACAATGCAGTCTCCATTTAGCTTCCAACCGCAGTTCCAGCCTCAGATGAGTATGGGTATGCAGACTCCATTTAGTTCTGGGATGTCGCAACCGGCTCCGCAACGTGTATCGTCTGGCCCTGCACGAGCGATTGTGGGTCGGTCTTCGGGTATGCGGGGTACACCCAACGTCATGATGCGCCGTGCAGAAGGTGGGATCACCTCTTTGGTGGATGCTGAATGACAATCGCAATCCGTCCTGTTGATGTGAATTACGTCCAGCAGACTTGGCCGCTGGTCAAGTCCTATCTGGAAGACGCGCTGACAAAGGGGAATGACTTCCCCGATTGGGCTGCGTGCTACAACATCGACCACGTGCAACAGTACGTGACGGCAGGGCAGTGGCTGTTGTTGGTTGCGATTGACGAGCAAGCGCAGA